AGTCGTATCTGAGGCAGAGCCAAACTCGGTCTCCCGCGCAGTCCTGTTCGTCAGTGAACACGATGTCTTGAAGTACGTTGTGTTATCGCAGTTCAAGCGTCCATCTTGGACTTGCCAAGAGAACGGCAGAACCTCTACGCTGCCTTTCTCAGTCTTACGCCGAAGTTTAGGCGCAGAGAAGGTGTAGGTCATCGTGTATTGGACGCCCACCCAGACCGCCGTACTGGCTTGATCTCCTGTGACCCTGACGGTATTCGCCGTAGTCGCGCTGACTGTCAACGGCTCGCCTGTCTTCTTTACGACCTTCATCGTGGCCCCGGTGGGGATGTCGTAAGGCAAAGTCCATTCGGTATAGACACCCGAACTAAACGAGGGCGACAAGGTTGAACCGTCAAGGCGCATATCCAAGGTAGTCTTGAAGGTCTTGCCCGTGTCCACCGTCCCCGGAGCCACCGTCATCTTCTCGATATGGAGACCATCATCGCGCTCAATCGTCAGATAAAGGTCTGAGTCAATGAAAGTCATGTGCCGGATCGTGGCTTCAGAATCAAACTGATACTTGAACCAAGCCGCCTGGATCTGCTGAGTCCCCGACCAGAAGAACTTGAAGCCATACAGAAGGCCTCGGTCACCCGAAGACTGGACAACCAGAAGATTCTCCGTATCTGAAGCCACCATCTGCTCCACAGTCCCAGAGATGAGCTCGGGAACCGATGCGCTGCTGTGGTCAGAGCGGTAACGATCCGCGTCCCCCACCTGGAAGAATTCACGGATACCGCTGTAAGCCGAGAGCGGGGTAGCGAAGAAGATCCTCTCTCCTACGGAGACAGGCTCAGCCGCCATGAAATCGTGTGCCCCTATCTTGTCTACGGCGGCTGTCTCAGGCGTCAGCAAAGGTACGCCGGTTAGGCGGTATTGCGCTCGGTCGCTGAAGAGAACCAAGGCCTGTTCGTGGTCTACTCCGAACTCAAACAGAGAGACTTCCCGGTTGCTCGAAGCGATGTCAATGCGGTCGCTGTCAATGACGGCAAGCACCGAAGTACGCCACAAGTTGAAGAAGGCATTGACTTCAGACAGCACTACGCGGTCTTCCGTGATGAAGCCTAGACGGCCTTTGTGGAGGAAGACGTCTGTGATGGACTTGTCGATAAACGAAGGCGCTGGGTTGCTATCGTCATCGCCTACCTTGCGGTCTATCCAGGTTATAGGGCCCCACTCAAAATAGATTTTGTCGGCTACGCCTGTGATGGTTCCGTGGGTGTCATCTTGATAACGAGTAAGCCTATGCGGCATCGTCGTATCGTTGAATTTGTAAGCCACTTCAGACCCAATGCTTTCCTCCCAATGCCCCTCTCCAAAGGCGTCAGTACCGCCGTCTGCCTGGAACTTGACCCAATAATCAGCGGTGTCTCCTTGGCCTTCAATGGGCTCGCCCGTGACCTTGATAGGAATGCCGTCTAGGAACGTGAGCGGAAGGTCAGCAAAGAGAGGGACAGTCTTGAAAATCTTGAGAAGTCCTGTGTTTCCAATCCCATCGGTGCATTCCACAGAATCAAAGGCCGTTCCATCAGTCTTCACCACGCGCAAAACAGAGCCCACTCGCGTTACTGTGTAGCCCGCAAGGGGAGTTGCGCTATATGGCAGATCCCCCCCACCAATGATGTGCTCGAAGTCTTTGCAAATGCTATCGGTAGCTACGCCTGTCTTCGTGAATAGCGTCCCCGTACTCATTGCAAAGCCACGCAGCCGTGCAAACGGACTGTGGAGGCCGCCATCAACCCAAAGCCCCCCATCAGCAATACAAGAGAGATAACTTGGTCCCTCTCCGTTATGGCACCGGCTTATAAAGTTTACATCGTCATTCGTCCCAATAACCACCGTGACCTTCGATTCCCCGACTGGCGTGAAGTTTACTTCGTAGTCCACCATGTACGCCCCTTGCTTGACGAACATGAAGAACTCATCGTCTGCCTGTGCAGGAGACACCAACGCCGTATTCATCGCGGGGACCTTGGCCTTGTTCACCCAGATCGTGTAGTCGGCTATCGTCGTAGCTCTAATGTCGGACAAGTCCGAAGTCGTTAGGTAGGACAGGTTGAGCGTCCGCTCACCCAACTTAGGGTGCCAAACAAGAACCTTCGACTCTCCCGCTACCGTGCTCTTATGGGGGTAAATCTCCATGTAGACCGGCTCGCCAGCCAGCCCTGGCACATACCAATTACCTCTGAGGAGCACCCAATCGTCATCCAACACTTCAAGCGTAGTGCCCATATCGGGATTAGTACCTACGTCATAAACACTGGGGGGGCTTGCATCAAGGTTGACGGCTATCTTGCCCTTGACCCCTTCGGCGGTGCCATCAGCGAAGATATGCACCTGCACAGAGCTGCAAACTCCTGCGTCTTTTTTGAGGTAGACCTCGAACGGAATATCCGCAAAGTCATCAAAGGGGTTCTCATCGGGCTGGCTGGGTCCAAATTCTTCCAAGTCCCCTGTATAGACTTGCTCCCTCAATTTGAGGTCGCTTTCTGTAGTTCCAGGATTGTCTGACGTAAAGCGGGAAGCTGTCTTCGTGAAGTCGGGCGCTATGCCGTAGCCCTCTTCGATGGTGCAGTCCGCATCAGCTACCCAATAGCTCGTATCCTCAAGCCCATATTGGGCGTAGGTTTTGAGGCGGTTGTCTAGTTTCCCGTAAACAGGGATCTCTGTGCCATCTGCGAGATCCCAGACTTTCATCTCAGTAGACGAGGCCTTGACCACATACTTCTCATTCACATCGCGGTCAATCGTGTGATACTTCCCGGCTGAGACAGAGCCATCTATGACTCGCTCCAGGTGCTCTGTGGGATGCCGCTTGATAAGCCCCTCAGTCGGGGACGGGAAGGCATTGATCTGGTCTTCAGCGTGCTCAGGACGCCTAGCCGCGTCAGGCTGCTGAGAGATCCCATGCACCAGCGACGGGATCGAGACTGAGACCCTAGACACTAATAGCCCCTCAAAGGACTACCACGCTTCACCGCGTATGCACCAGGACTCACGTTGAGGATATTAGCCTCATTCGTGAAGCCCTCGGCGCTGATTAGGCGAGCTCTGGCTTGGCGTTCGTCAATCGAAGTGAACGAATAAGTGTCTCCGTCACTCTGGTAGCGCGAAGCAAAGACGCGGGCCGCTCGAATGCTGATGTAGCGATTCGCAGCTTCAGGGAGATCGGTGAAAGCTCGGTAGTACACAATGTCCATCTTCTTAGCCGAAGATCCCCAAGACGTTGTGCTGAAGTCTTCCGAGTCGTACATGAAGAGGCCCTTTTGAAAGCCCTTCACAGACGGATCGTGGAAGTCGATCTTGAGAGCATCTGTAGGAACCGCGATGGCTCCACCCGAAGGCGTAATCTCTACCTCGTACTCCGTATTGAAATGCCAGCCCTCAAGTTGAACCTCCTTAGAAACCTCATCCAGCGTAGTCTCAGCTTGAGTCCCGTAGAAGTCTGAAGCCGCCGCTGGGATGGACGCTACAGGACCTTCGTTGATCGTCGCCAAGATGATGTTGACGGCTTCTAGTTTTGTGGTGAGTGCTGTAGGCATTTCTGTTCGTTAGAAGAAGGCCAGGGGTCCCTGGTCTAGCCAGAGACCCCCAGCGTTAGAACTAAGCAGTCTGGATCTGAGCACACGCCTGCGGAAGAAGGAAATCGTGGCCTTCCGCAACCTTGGCAAGCATCAGGTGGCCCTGACGCTCCATGATGTACTCAACCTCAGTCTGAACATCCATCAGAGACACGCTGCCGATAGCGTCCTTCTGCCAGCAGCAAGCCGTGGTGTTGCTGGCGTCAACCAGATAGGTGGCGCCGCGCTGCCCCGCAGTCTGGTAGCCGCTGGAGTCATCGGTCGGAAGGAGGTTCGTCTTGATGAGCTCCATGCCCCAGGCCTTGAAGACCGTGCCTTCAGAGAAGATCCCGTTCTCCCCGCCACCGAAGTCCCTGTTCAGGAGATCCTGGTTTTGGACGAGCAGGTAATACTGCGTCGGTGCCAGGGCGCAATACCGGCTGTCCTCGGGCACATCATTGTCATCGAACGCAATAGCGACGTCTTTGATGGCTTCCAAGAGAGCGCCACCATCAGTCCCGGAGTTGGCCGAAGTAATGACGGTGCCGCCAGGATGCTCGGTATTTCCCGTGTCACCCAGAATACCGTTCGTTTCGTTCGCCGCTGTGATGACAACCCGCATCAAGTTGATGTCGGTATTCCGCGCCAAAGCCATGCCCTGTTTGCGGGCATAAGGAGCGCGAACGTCATAAAAGTTGCGAAGCTCATCGAGTTCGGAGATGAAGAGCGGAGAGATGAAGAGATCATCACAGAAGACCTCCTTCTCTGCGTGCTTCATCGCATCCAGATAGTTCACGGTCGCAGTTGCAGCGGCCTCATGGTCAAGGGCGGTATCCGTCAGAATGTCCTCGCCTGCGGCGTGGTATTTTCCCGTAGATTTGCCGATGACGGGGAAGACTGAGGATTTTTGGTTGCGAAGTTTGCGCCGAGTAACTGTGGGCGCAATCTTCACCATCTCATCGTAGGCCAGGAGGACTTCGCCGCTGTACTGCTTGAGAAACAGCTCGATGTCATCGGACCCTCCGGTGTCGAGACCGGGTTGTGAAAGTGCAAAAGCCATGTTGGTTTCCTATTAGAAAAAAGGTAAGGGGTCGTTACATAAGAAACCGTCCAACAGTCAAACTCTGCCGCTACTGCACAAGCATTCCCCGCAGGGAGGCCCGGTAGCTAGTCACAACGAGAACTAGAGTCCGGTTGTTCGTTTAGATGGGTACTCTCACGCAATCGGTAGTAGACCGCGCTGTACGTCACGCCAAGGCGATCTGCTATCTCTTGCGAGGTATAGCCCATAGTCCGCAAGCGATGTACCTGGACTTGCTTCGGCGTACAGCGGCGTAAGAAATGCCGATAGGAGTCCAGGAGCTCAGCCGTCTTGGCCGGGTCAGGAGTCAAAGAAGCCGGTGTAGCCTCTTCAGGAGTCAACGCATCCAAGCTGGCGAAGCTGCCGTTGAATGTCCCGCCTTGGCGCAGCCGTAAGCGGATCTCATCCTTTATGTAGTAGCGAGCCTTCATATAGGCGAACGCTTCCAGGTTATCGCTCCTAGCCGGGTCAAAGCTCTCAACAGCTTTCCAAGCCCCTATGAGCCCCGCTGAGTAGGCCTCGTCTAACAGCGGGCGAGGGATATCCAGCGAACGCATCGCCCTCTTTACAGCAGGGACAAGCTCGCTGACCGTGCTATCCCTCGTCCCCACTTTGCCCAGCGAAGCGCGACCGCGCCATGCGGAAGCCTAGGAAGCTAAGCAAACCCAGGAGGGCGCTGCTCAAGGCCTCGGCAGCGCCGAAAGACCATGACTCGCTGATCGCCCCTGTCTCATCGACAGTCGTATGCTTGGTCAGGGAGACCAGCGAATCCGAGGGCGGTTCGGGCTCGACCCAATCGCGGTAGTCCTGGGCTACCCGCTCCCTCACGCCGCGCACGGAAACCGGGTCAGCCCCCACCGAGGGTATATCCCACTCCAACCAAGTGACGATGCTATCGAGCTCGTACTTCCCCGTTTCCCTTACTAGGTCCGCGCCGGTCTGCCCCATTTGACGCCCGTTGTATCCACCGGAAGTGAAGGACGAGCCCAAGCCATAGCGGTCAGGCAACGCAGCATCGAGGAAACTCGACGTAGTTGAACAGGAAGCCAGGAAGAGGCTCGCTAACAGCAGACCAAAGAGCCCTGCGACTTCAGCCCCAACAGCTTCCATAGGCTACGGCTTAGGTCTCGTAGACGTTACCGATCTTCGTGACGAGGCCCGCGATAGCTTCATCTGTAATGGACAAGCCAGCTTCAGAAGTCCGAATCCTAAGCTGAATTTCGCTTGCTGCCGTCAGATGGACATGAGCGAACACGCGAATTCTGTGCGCGGAAGCCGCCAAATACTTTGAAAGGCCACTTTCCGCGTAGACGGTAGTGCCGCCAGTATTTGTAATTGCCG